TGTTCAAAAGAGAAATGGTCTTTTTGTGACCACCAAGTTTCTTGACCGCCTGTATTCCTTCGGGTGTCGCGCCTTTGATCTTGGCCTCTTGGATATTTCCGGCTGTTTCGTTCAGGGCTTCGGCAGCGATTGCCAGTTCGGGCAAACCTCCGGGGACAGTTTGAAGTGCCGCGACGATTGGTTTATTGGAATTTCCACCTGGAATTTTGGTGTTCGAGGGAAGAGGCTTGACATTCGAGGGAAGGGGTGGCGGTGCCTGGGGCTTCCCGAGAAACCCGTAGTTTGCAGATGGCGCAGCCTTGGGCTTGAATGCGTTTCCGAGGAACCTGAAATTGGGTGGAGGTGCCCGGGGCTTGAATGCGTTTCCGAGGAACCTGAAATTGGGCGGAGGTGCACGGGGATTCCCGAGGAACCTGAAATTGAGGGGAGGTGCACGGGGCTTCCCGATAAACCCGTAGTTTGCAGATGGCGCAGCCTTGGGCTTGAATGCGTTTCCGAGGAACCTGAAATTGAGGGGAGGTGCCCGGGGATTTCCGAGGAAACTGTAGTTGGGAGTCTTCAAAAGTCTCTTTTGACTTTCGAAAGCATAATTTATCATAGAATTGTTTGTCTTTCCTAAATTTGTCTTTATAAATATCAAATTTTGTGGAGTCCGTGCTCTTCTTATTTCAATCAAGAGGAGTTTAACAACGTCCTCGCGACCTTTGAAAGACTTGGGTAATTTACGCAGAAGATCTCCAATGGCGCGAATTCTCGCACCGACCGGAGCCTGTGCAAGTTTTCTCATATTGGAAGCAAATCTCGAAAAAATATTGCTCGTCATTTCATTTTTGGCAATCGGTCCCAATTCTCCTTTTAAAATTTTAAGAACCGCCTCTTGAGGACCATCTGTAGAAACTCTGCGAGCTATTCCGGCCGCGATCGGGCCCGGGAGCTGTTCTCCGGCCGTGAGCAATAACGGTATCGGTCCCGTCTTCACGAGCTGTTCAGCGGCTTCGATCCCTAATTCTCCTTGAAGAATTCTCAGAACTGCCTCTTCCGAACTATTCTTTGTGACCCTTTTAACAATATCCAAAGTGACATTCTTGGATACGTTTTCTCCTGAACTTGCATTTAAAATTACATTGAGAGGAGCCCGCTTCACGAGCTGAGCCGCACCTTCACGTCCGAGGCTTCCCTTGAGAACATTTTTAAATTCTAAATTTGCACCATTTTTGGAATTTGCCTGATCCTTGATAAGTTTTATAATTTTTTCAGTGATCGACATATCCTGGTATGGACTCAGAAAAAAAGGTGTCTTGTCAAAGTCAGAGTATGAACCGGGTCAGGGGGATGCAAGCCAAAAAAAGCATGTCTGGGCTCAAGACCCGCCTGATCGCACCCTATCAGCACGATGGTGTTCGATGGCTCGTAAAGCGCGAGCTCGACGCCAGTTACCCCGGGGGCTTCCTGTGCGATGAGATGGGCCTGGGCAAGACCGTGCAGCTGATCGCAACAATGCTGATTAACCCAAAGCCCCGGACTCTCATCATCGTCCCAAAGTCGATCGTGGGCCAGTGGTGCCAGGAAATCGCACGGTTCGCGCCCCGTCTCAAGACGCACGCATTCGATGGAGTCAAGCGGAGTTTGCCCGATTCGCTTCCTGATGTGGTTGTCGCACCGTATTCGGTTCTGCCCTGGCGACCCGGGGTGGCTCCCTGTGCCCTCTTGGCAGTTCAGTGGGACCGGGTCATCCTCGATGAGGGTCACGAAATTCGAAACAAAAAGAGCAAGGGTCACATGGCCGCGATGCAAATCAAGGCGCCGATTCGCTGGGTCGTGACCGGCACGCCCGTCTTCAATTCGATGAAGGATTTCATTGCTCTTTGCGCCTTTGTTGGAATTCATCGCGATGTGGTCCAGGGATACACCGATGAGATTCGTGCCAAGTATGTCCTTCGCAGAACAAAGGAGGATGTGGCCAAGGTGAATTCGCGACTTGAGCTGCCTCCGTGCGATTTCGAAAATATCGAACTTGAAATGCACCCCGAGGAGCGCGACCTCTATCACACGGTCTTTCTCGACGGCCAAGCGTTTGTTCGACACGTGGTCCAGTCCGAGAACCAGGCGATCCACCAGATGGCAATGCTCGAATGCCTTCTGCGCGTGCGTCAAGTGATGACGTGGCCTCAGCTCTATTACGACGGAATGGCTGTCAAGGCGGAGACGGACCCGGAGCCTTGGCTCGGCCGTTCGAAAAAGCTCGAAACCCTGATCGACCTCATCAAGACGCACCCATCCGAAAAGTCCCTCATTTTTACTCAATTTATGGGAGAAATGGACGAGATTCAGTCGCGGCTTGCGACGGAGGGCATCCCGACCCAGCGAATCGACGGGTCGGTCACCAAGGAGCAGCGCGACATTCGAATTTCGAATTTCAAAAAGGCGACGGGTTCGGTCGCCTTCATTATTCAGATCAAAGCGGGCGGGGTCGGCCTCAACCTGCAGGAGGCCACGCGCGTCTACATCACCTCACCGGCGTGGAACCCTGCGACCGAGCTCCAGGCGATCGGACGGGCCCACCGGACGGGCCAGACCCAGAAGGTGACCGTTCGACGCCTGATTTACGCGGGTGAAGAGGCGATGCCATCAGTCGAACAGTCGATTATGCATCTTCAAGAATCCAAGGCCAAGATTTGCGCGGAGATTCTCAACGACAAGCGGCTCGCGACCCAGGTCCCCAACGCGTCCAGGACGAAGATAACGATTCACGCTTTGAAGAAGATATTTGCTGTGTAAAATAAAATACCGCCTCATATTAAATGTCCGAGTCCCGCGCTGTTAGATTTCATCAGGGTGATCCGACCCTTAAGAAAAACCCCAAGGGGGAGATTGTGAGCGCTGCCAAGTCCAAGGCCGAGAAGTCGAACCCCTGGATAAAGGCGGTGATGAAGGCCCGCAAGGCTCTCATCAAGTCGGGAGACCTGGCCAAGGGCGAGTTCGCCCCAGTGAAGGGTAAGCTCCTGGCAAAGGCTCACGAAATTTATAAAAAATAAATGATACTTATAATATACAATGGCTGGTGGAAAGACCAGAGCTATAGTGATGGCGTGTTTTCTGCTGTCCGCCGCGACCTTTATCCTGGCCAACGGAGCCATTGCCCAGGATTGCATAAACAGCAGCCCGGATTATTCTAAGAAGAATGCGAGCAACGGTAATTTTGTCCTTGGAATGCTTATCTGTGCTCCTATGTGCATTATTTGCGCACTTATTGCATTCGTAGTGGCGGTCCGCATGCCTTAAAATAAAATTCAGTAATAATAATGGCCGCCCAGGGCGTTTATAACGGTCTGGCCGAGGTCGGAAAGATAAAGGCGACCATAGGACTTGTCTTCGCGGTTTGCGTAGCTATGAGCTGCTGCGCATCTGGTGGAATGGCCTTAGCTGATAAGCATACAGCTCAGGCCACTGCATCTGTTTCTAATGTAAATTGTGCGTCTATGACGAACCCGTGCTATGCACCGGCGTCTTATACAGTCTCCGGAAAAGAATATTCGATCCAGACAACTTGGCCTAATAAACAAACCCCTGCGACGATTCAGGTTTCTTATGATCCAAAGAATCCGACCGATGGGGTCCAGGGAAAACCCAATACGATGATTGGCCTAGGAATGATCCTCACCGGGTTTTTATTAGTCATGTGCGGTTACTTGATTTATCATTTAACTACAAAATATAAACCTCTCGCGGCAGTCCAAGGTGCGAATGCCATAGCACAACTCATATAAAAGCGCAGGCCCCCTTGGGTAATACAGGTTGGGGTTCCTCTTCGAACAGAGAACCCGAGAACCGGACCTGGTAGGTTCGCACGGTCAGACCCCAATTTTCATTGAAAAAATAAGTCGAATCGACATCTACAATACATTGTAGATCCAGACCTCGAAAGAGACCTTCCTGAATATCCGGCGAGATCTGTTTTGAATTTTCATCAAAAATATACGTTGCCTCGTCCACCTTGACTCTGAGTGACATAGTCGACTTGAGGTTCGAACTAAAAGGCTCTTGAGGGCACAAGTGCGTCTCGAGATTCTTCCACCACTGAATAAAGTCAGGTCGGTCTTCAAAGTCTACATTCATACTTTTATAGGCCGAAAGACCCCACGTGCTTTTTGCCCTTGGAATCTGAAATCTCAGAGGACCACCCTCGTAAAGAAACTTTGAGCGACCCTTTGCCCCCGGAACTATTTCAATTCTATCAAGGTCTATATCGGACCACAAGACCATTTAAAATTAAAATAATTTATACTTTTAAGTAACATGGCCTTTAGTCTTAAACAGCCGTTGGGAGGAATGAATGCTCGTGCGTTATGGGCATCTCTCGCGTCAGTGCCGGCCCAGCTTGCACGGACCAGAAGCATGAGTCCTCGTCGTCGCACGCCCCCGAAGGCTTCGCCAGCACCCGCGCCTCCCAGAGCCTCTCCGCCCGTGGCCCGGAGACCTAGCCCTCCCAGAGCCTCCCCACGGAGACTGAGCCCTCCTCAAGCATATAAATTAGGAGTTCAATCGGCCCGTAATCGTCTATCTTCTAATAATTGGAAGCAAAAGGCCGAGCGCGTCTATGAAGCGTTCAGAAATGCAGGTCTGGCTAAATATCATACTAAAAATATGTGGATAAAGAATGTCACTCGTATTTACGCCAACTATAAAGGACGGTTGGCACACGGGCGCTCCTATGGTATGACTGGTGGGAGGCATTACGCCTCGCAGGGAGACCCGGACTATATTCCATCAAATCACCCAAAATATGAAAGTTTAAGAAGACTCCGTAACAATATTCAGATCTAATTCGGTAAACCAGGGCTCGTTTGTCACGAGGGACATAAATGATCCATTCGAGCATATAATTTCTACATTATACGAATATTCTGAATAAAATATTTTCAAATCATTGTCTTGTATTATCAAATCTACCGGACGTCGTATCACATGAAAGTCATGTAATCTAAAGTTGTGGAGAGATTTCGTCGTTTCGTTATATATCAAACCTACCCGGGGGCGATCCAATCCTGGTGGTATAGTTACGGGACCGGGCTTAATTTTAAATTCTAAAAGGGTATCTATGGATGGTTTAGAATCTTTTATGATTTTTATAATTAAATCGTCCGGTAAATTTTTCCAGATGTCTGGATCCATCTCTTATCTAAACTTAATTTGTTTATTTATGATCACATGATCGGTCGATATTATTGGTCCCATTTTGAAATCTCGAGAAACGACCTCAATTTCATATTCTTCCCAAGCCATATTGAAAACGTGTAACATTTCTTCCCGAATCTGATCGAACTTTATGCCCCTCCGGATCGAGTGGGCAGCGGTTCCTTCAAACCAGACGAATTGTCGGAGAGTCAAAGACTCTGTGTCATAAACATATTTGTTTCTAAAATTAAAATTATTATTTATTTTTAATTTTCGAGGCAAAATTCCAAAGTAAAGACGGACGTCGATGTCATCCGTAAAACTTAAAATGAGCCTGACCAGGTCATACGGAAGTTCCTTCCATATTTGGTCCATATGGTAATATGGGTCCAAAGTCTTTAAATTGCTTGGGAATTCCCTTGAGGAGGAACCGTCGAATACCTGCCGTTTCCATAGTTATACGCTTTGGTCCCATTAATTGTCTTATATTTGTTGAGACCTTTGCGATATACCGGAACATTTCCATGAATCGTCGGAGTCTTTAAGAGCTTGTATCCACGGGCCAACATACCTAGATGTTTTCTTGTTTCGCCCAAAAATGAACGAGGGGCTTCCTGAATGGCGCGGCTCGAACTCCCCATATTTCGAAAGAGGCCCTGGGCGGTCATATTTGCGTTCGAGTGTCTATAATTGAAGGAGGCCATTTATATTTGTATATAAAATTATCCCGAACAGCTCTCACAGTCACGCGAGCAGGCCAAGACCGGGACTGTGACCTGTTGCGCCTTGGCCTTTGGCCGAGTCCGAAGATAGTAAAGTCCAGTCTTGAGACCCTTCTTCCATCCGTAGATGTGCATCGAACTCAGCTTCGCGAGTGAAGGATCCTCCATAAATATGTTGAGCGACTGTGACTGGTCGATGTAGGCTCCACGGTCCGCGCTCATATCGATAAGAGACTTTTGAGGAATTTCCCAAACGGTCCGATAAATCTTCTTAATTTCAGATGGCAAGTCGAGGTTCTGGACCGACCCACCCGCCCGGATGATCTCCGTCTTGATTTCGGGAGTCCATTTTCCAAAATTCTGGAGCGTCTTGACGAGGTGCTTATTGACCATCACAAACTCTCCGGCCAGAGTGCGCCGCAGGTAGATGTTGGTAGTATAGGGCTCGAAGGCTTCGTTATTTCCGAGAATCTGCGCGGTCGAGGCTGTCGGCATAGGCGCGACCAAGAGCGAGTTCCGCAGGCCCCACTTGGTGATCCTCTTCTTGAGATCATCAAAGCCGGGTCTATTCAATCCCCACATATCAAACTGGAGCTTCCCGTTGTGTGCGGGCGAGCCCCGGAAGGTTTCGTAGGCCCCTTCCTCCTCTGCCATCTTACAGGACTCTTCAAGGGCCGCAAAATAAATAGCCTCGAAAATATCGGTGTTCAATTTGCGTGCGACCATATCGTCGAACGGGAGCCGGAGCATCATGAACACGTCCGCGAGACCTTGCACGCCTATGGCGATCGGCCGGTGCCTAAGGTTCGACTTTCGAGCCGGCTCGGTCGGATAATAATTACGGTCGATGACCCTATTCAAATTTCGGGTCACGACCCGAGTCACCTCACAAAGTTTTGCAATGTCAAACTCTCCGTTGCGAACAAATGCCGGGAGACTCAGAGAGGCCAAGTTGCACACGGCCGTCTCGTCAGGTCCAGAAACCTCCATAATTTCGGTGCAATTTCCTGTGATCATTCCATTAAATATTCCCATATGTCTTTTGGGCTCGTTGAAGCAATATGTCTCGTCCCAGCGTCCATTGTCCTCGATCGAAACGACTCGGACATATTGACGGACGTCCCTGGATACTGGTGTGAAATCGCTTAAATCAAGGCGGTGCGTCTGGAAACCATGTTTAATAAGTGTTTCAACGCCAAGTGCAGATATCACGAGTCTCCAACACGTCTGTGTATCATACATCTTTTTTCCACCCTTTCCGTCCGGAAGCTCCGTCTCACCGGCTTCCCGCGAAAGGCCAACTACCGAACTCACGCCAACTGTGTGAAGCATCATTTGAATATCTCTCAAGAATTTCAAGTGAACAGATGCGACCGAAACACTCTTTTGGGTCGAGTTACCGGGGCATCCTTGGGTGTGGCCGTCCGCATCACACAGACCCGCAAACCACTGAAGACGCGTGGCTATATTCTCATTCAAAGGGACGCTAAATTTTTGAGGAATGTTATATTGGATCAAAACATTTATACGACCTTGAGCATCCTCATTTCCAGAGGTGGTTCTGATATCGAGATATTCCAGTAGCTTCTTCTTTTCTCCATAGAGTGAAATTCCGGGTATTGTCTTTGAACCACTATATGTCGAATGGTAAGTCCCGTCTCCACAAAAGAAGCCATGGGTATACGGATCCCAGTCTGGCGCGTCCTTCTCTATAGAAACCACTGGGGGCGTCCATTTGATAAGCTTATCACCAGGGACAAGAGTTCTCATATCCTTGATTTCAGTTTTGGTTCCCACCTGAAGATGAAATTTGTGATGCTCAGTGCATTCCAGAAATGTTCCATCGCTCATGTTAACCCGAATAAGGTGGGCACAATCCGCCGTCTTCTTCACATCTACTGACGACCACTCTTGACCATTCCACACATCCACACTGTGTCCATGTAAATCCTTGATTGGTTTGTATCCATTTCGCGTAAGAATTTTGGTCTCTGGGGCGACGCACAAATTGCTAGATTTAATTGTTCCAATATTTTGCTGATTCGTCTTGGAATTTGCAGCATCCTTGTAGCACATATACGGAGTCCCGGTCTCGACTTGGGACTTGAGGATGGCGTTCCAGACGTCACGAGCCTTTAGGACCTTTCTAAACTTTCCCTGCAGAACATACTTGGAATAGAGCTCATCAAATGCGGGTCCCCAGACATCCGGAAGTCCCGGGCACTCGTTCGGGCACATCAAGTGCCAATCCTGATCGTCCTCGACCGCGCGCATAAAAATATCGGGAATCCAAAGAGCCGTAAAAAGGTCTCGGCAACGCATCTCCTCGTCGCCCTGGTTCAACCGAAGCTCCAGAAACTCCATAACGTCTGCGTGCCAAGGCTCAAGGTAAATCGCAAAAGACCCCTTGCGCTTCCCACCACCCTGGTTCACATACCGGGCCGTGTTATTGAAGACTCGAAGCATAGGGATGATACCATCGGCGACCCCATTCGTTCCCTTAATTTTCGAGCCGTTCGCCCGAACGTTCGAACAGTGAATACCGATTCCCCCGGACCATTTGGAGATGTGGGCGCACTCCTTGAGAGTCTCATAGATTCCGTCGATCGAATCATCCTTCATAGCTACCAGAAAACAGCTCGACATCTGAGGCTTGGGCGTTCCGGCATTGAACAGGGTCGGAGTCGCGTGTGTAAAAAACTTGAGCGACATAAGATTATAGGTCTCACGGACCCGAGCAAGGTCCTTGCCGTGAATACCAAGTGCGACCCTCATAAATAGATACTGCGGTGTCTCTCCCTCGTTGAGGTAGCCCTTCTGAAGTGTCTTGATTCCAAAATATCCGAAAAGATAATCGCGAGAATGATCAATCCATGAATCAATCTCTAACTTGAGATCCTTCATCAGACTTTCGGAAACGACCCCCTTGGAGTGCAGGGCAACCATCGCGTCCGAGAAGGAACTCGGACACGTCTTCTGAAGATTCGAGACGGTGATTCGCATGGCCAGTGTTTCATAGTCCGGGTCCTCCGTAATCATTCCGATCGCCACCTCGGCCGAGAGCTCATCTATTTGTGACGTAGAAATACCGTCATACATTCCATTGAAACATTTCTGGGCCACTTTGGCCGGCTGGACATTTAGAATTTGGAATTCAGGAGCAGAATTGAGTTTTTGGATCCGGTCCGTGACCTTGTCGAAGAGCATCTCGACCACTGCCCCAGAGCGCTTAGTGACCTTCATTTCCATTTAAAATGGTCCACTTTTTTATGTGGGCTAATCTCAATGGAGACCTATGATCTCAAGCCAATACGGAAGGTCACCGGGACCCCTCTCAGTAATGCATTTTTCTCTGAATTCAACCGTCAGACGATCCACAAATCTATTCGGGAAAGCGTCAAGCGCCAGACTGGACAGGCCATCGACCGTCAGAACGATCAGGATCTTCAGGTCCTGATGAAGGTGGTCTATACTGATATGGCCCGTGACATGTATACGGACATTCGTAATCAGGTCGCGGCCATGAATAATGAGACGGTGATTCGTGCAACTGGGACTATTCGGACCGGATTACTCCAGCAAGCGTTTTATATGCGGGACATTTCACAGAATCGGGTTCCGAACGCCCTGCCGGTCAGCTCGAGCAATTTTGGAACAGATATCAACACAAATTATAATTTTGGGGTATAGTAATGAGAGCTCTGGATGATATTCTTTTTGGTTTTCTGATATTTTTCGTCATTGAACGCCTCATCAGGCTGTTTGGTAATACGGTTATAGAACCGTGGGTCAAAACGCGAACGGACAACCCCCACGTTCTAGAAAACTGGAAGCTCGGAACCGAAATCGTCTTCCTCATAGGCGCGTGCTTCCTCGTCTACAGATTCAGAAGACCATTGTCTTTTCTCACGACTTAAAAGGCACGACGCTTATACATGTAATGAATAGGTTTCGCGATGAGACCGCTGAGATCTGTAAGCAGAAAGGCTGGGATAAGGCCCCTATAAGTGCGGTCTGGATGCTCTACACGGAAGAGAGCGGTGAGCTCGCGAGCGCTATCCGTCAGCATCAGAGGATGTATAAGAAGACGGGTCTAAAAAAGGATAGGGGCGTCGACATCAAGATGGAGATGGGCGATGTTTTTAGTTATCTTTTCCAATTGGCCCATATGTTGGATATCGACTTGGACGATATGTGGGATCTGCATCGCAAGAAAGTCCAGACCAAGGTATATTTCAAAAATAATGTAAGTGTCTATTAGATGGCTTCCGAGTTTATGATTAGTAACGACCTTCGTGACAACAAAATTAACCCGACATCATGGACCGGAGATTTTGGCGTCAACTCGAACGGATTCCCCAAGAGCCTTCGGGTCGACGGTAAAACTGCCGTATCGGCCATCGATGAAACGCCCATGGAATATCAGGACGAACTTCGGGTCAGTCCAATTGGTGATGCAGGAAATATATACTTAAAGACCACAAGTGCCTCGGCGCCCAACGGTATATTTACCGCACGAAAGTTGGAGTATTCTGATGGTCGCGTGACGTGGTATCGCCCGGGTCTTCTGCAAAAGAAGGCCGCGGGAATATTTCCCGTGAACATCAAAGATCAGGACAATTTATTTATACTATTGGCAATTGTTTCTTTGGGTGTCATCTTTTTACTCAGAAATAAGTAACTTTCGGGGCGATCACCTTTACCATTTTTTTTTCAAGTATATCTTTTTCAGCTTGCGTTTGTGCATTCAACTTTGGACACGAGTGAACCTCGAGTTGAATGCACCCCGAGCAGAACATCTGCTCACATGCACGACACTTCAGCATCTTGGGCTTGTGTTTGCACATCATCTACTATTTCACACACAACTTTTTTCTTAATGCAGTCCGTTTCGGCAACTATCTCACAGAGGCCATTGAGACGCCCAAGGACGATGCGATCCCACACGGCCTTCATCACGGGAAGATACCGGGCGAACCATTCGCGGTCCCTTTTGACCCGCACGACCACAAACTCGCGCGGCTCAGGCTTGAACTGTATGAAATCACACTCTTCGAGATCCATAATTTCCAATAAAAGTTGAATCTGAGGAAGATAGTGCTTAGGAACCTTTGGCTCAATCTTTCGAGTCAACGGGCACTTGATTTCGATCAGAAGACCATCTTCCGTTATTCCATCGGGCGAACCGCCCAACCACGGATAGTCCCTGTGCTGGACCACGCCAATCTCGTGCGACTTTCGGCCATAGGTCTCATCATAGAGATCCCGGACATAGGGTTCGAGTAGGGTGCCGTGCGCCGTGGCTGCATTTCCGGCCCACTTTGTCCGGAGGACCTTTTTCTTAATAAAGGCTTCTACGGTCTCGTAACGGTTCTCACCTATGGCACTCGCCACATCGCTCGCGGTAATCATCTGCTCGCGAAGGGCCAGCCACTCTTCACTTCTCTGTTCGGCATATATTGCGTCAATAAGTTCACGAACTCGTTTCACGTTTGCTTCCTGCATTGACCGGAATGCTTTTATTCTTGAAACGAGGATCCGTCTTAAGCAATATTTCAGCCGCATTTTGCTCAGCCTGTTTTTTGGTCGTAGCAAATCCAGATCCGCACTCCATATTGTCAACCACGACAGTGATGAAAAATTGACCATTCACTTGACCATCGACGCGATACTCGGGCAAGGGATATTTGAGAGCCTGACACCACCGCATCAATTGGTCCTTGTAATTGTCATCCACGAGAGATGTCGTCACCTTGGTGAATGAATCGAGAATAAATTTTTTTGCGTGAACCATACCGAGATCTAAATATATAGCACCAACGAGCGCCTCGAAGACATCTTCCATAATGTGCTCATTTGTGTTCCACCCGTTTCGCTCACCCTTCTCATCCATCAGAATGAGTTTCTCGAGTCCAAGGACCTTTGAAATTTCACAAAGAGTTCGACCCCTGACCATCTTCGTGCGGGCCTTTGTCAAAAAGCCCTCTTGCTGTTTTTCGTGACGATCGAACAAGTGTTTCGTAATTACAAAACCCAAGACCGAGTCGCCCATAAATTCGAGAGTCTCATAGGACCCATCGAGACCGGTATATCGCTTCAGCGCGCTTTTGTGTGTGAAAGCCCGCTGATACAATTCTATATTTTTGATTTTTGTTCCGATCAAGTTATGTATAACATCTCGGGATATTTTGGGAGCGGGTGTAAGCTCCATTATGTGTTACCAAGTTTTAATATTTTAAGTCTTGACAACCTTGGGCC